ATGTTTGTAGCTTACCCTAGAATTGATGTCAAGATGTTATTTGACATTAAAGAGGAGGCAGGAGATGGCAACTGTCTGTATAGAAGCATTGCATCTGTCCTGTTTCCTGTCGGAAGCACCTACAGGGATGTCAAGTCGGCTCTTGAGAGAGGAGTCCAGAACCATTGGAAGGACACAGTGGAGGCCATTGCATCCGGGCTGAGTGAGGATGAGTACTTGGCTGAAGCACTGCAGGATAATGTCTGGGGAGGGTCGCTTGAGACCACCTTACTAGCCAAAGAGCTTGGGTCGACTATCTACACCTGGGTTGTAGATAAGCATGACCGAGTGCTTTGCGTAAACAGATTTGGCGCAGACAGCGCTCTTGGATCTGCTCACATCAAGTTCTTCGAAAGGCATTATGACAGTCTGTTGTGGAAGGAGAGCATTATGGACACAGAGGAATTTGCAACAGGCTCCGCCGACCTTCTAAACATGTCTAGAATGCTAGGAGAGTTTGTCCTAGATGAGTCTGACGACGAGGAGCAGACCACTGTCGAGGATATGGCAAACTCAATGCCATTGAGCTCAAAGCCTCTCATATCAGAGGTCGTTGAAAAGCTTCACCATGTAGAGACAAAAGAGGATGAAAACAGAAAAGAGCTCCTCAAGTCAGATGGGTTAAGGAAGCAAGCTGAACGATTGATTCCTAAATCAGAAAACATCCCTGAAAGAGTTGGAAGGATTCTAGACAAGTTTTTCAACCACAAGATCGGCTATGAATTCTTTGAAGGGGTTATTCAGCTTGTACCTCTCACATCACGTAGGAAGAAAACGATCCTTCCCTTAAGGAATCTTGGGCACATGATGCTAACCAAGAAGAAGGAGCTCAAATATGAGTTCTCCAGATCCAAAGTCTTGATTACATCAGGACTCATGACATTTCTAGACGTGCCAGGGCTGCTTAGAACTGCCTTCCCTGGAAAAGGGCTAGAGAGGTTCCTGAGTCTTATACACTCTGAACTGATACTGGACATCACTCTCATCTGTGTAGTTGTGCTAATGTCGACCTTCTTGTACGGATCAAACTCAAAAAGCAAGACCAAGTTCATCAGGGGCTGCATCCATCACATTCCAAAGTACTCTGGTAAAGTGATAAAGTCCCTGAAGCACATAACAGACAAAATGCTTTACAGTGAAACCAGAAGGGCATTGTCAATGCTCTGCAATGAGGTATTCGGTGACACTATTGCAGAGTTGTCACACAGCTTTAGCCTGCTGAGCCCTGTAAGCATGCTAGCCCTGAACAACCTCAACCTAACAACTGTGAGCTTGGCAGAGTACAAAAGGCTGCTTGAAGAGCTCACTAAGGTTGACACTGCAGACACTGAGTTCACACACAAGGAGGTTGCTGACTTACACACTCTGGTACACCGGTTGGAGAAGCTGCAGCCCATGGGAGAAGCTGAGGCAGCAAAGCAATACAGAGAGTGGTACCCGGAATCTAAGCTTAGAGTTTACCTCAATCGAAGAGGGTACACTGCACAACGACTGATACAAGCCTTCTTTGAAAGCAAAGCAATTCTTAAGTTCATTTCTCTAGGAGGAAGAGCTTACAGTGGTGCAACAATAGGCAATGTTCTCTCTTACTCTTACAACCTGTACTTGTCCAAAGAAAGCTTGAACATGTCAGAAGAAGACATTGCACAGCTGCACATAGACATAAGAAGGTTGAATGCACTACAAGGGAAGAAATCTGTAAAGCCTACTGCTCTTATTTGTGAACAGCTTAAGAATAGATTTGATGAGCTGTTTAAGGAACTTCCTAGTGAGTGCGAAGAGGAATGTAGAGTTCTTCTAACAGACATAAGAAACTCTGAATCACATGCATCAGCATGGAAATCAGGCCTCAGAATAAAAGGCACAGCTTATGAAGGAATGTTTGCACAGACTTATAACTGGGAATTCATCCCTGAAGACCTGAAACCTTCCTTGACCATGCTAGTTCAGTCACTGTACCCTGAAAAATTCGAGCTGTTCTTAGAGAGGACACAGATGCACCCAGAATTTAGGGACCTAACACCTGACTTTGCCTTGACACAAAGGACCTACATGCACTCAGACACTGTGCAAACTGCTTCTTTGGATCAGATATCTGTGAGCAAAGATGACAGCGATGCAGTCGAAGCAAAAGCAGTTTCTAAAAAGATGTTTCCTTTGCCTGAAGTGGAGATCCAAGAGGTGAGTTCCATTGAAAATGCTGTAAGCAAACTGACGGACAGATGTGAAGAAACAAGCAGATTTGGAGACATTTTAATAACAGATAGTGGTGTAGAAATGACGCCCTCAGAGAAGGTGGAGGTTAAAGAACTGCTGCTTGTTGAAGTGGGCTATCAGTCAGATTTGGAAGGGAAAATCATCACCGATCAGAAGAAATGGAAAGCTGTGCTAGATTTACTAGGAGTGTTAGGCATTAGGTGCACAATCATTTCTTGTGCCGATGCTAGCAAGAACAATGTCAATGAATGGTGGATAACAGAGAGCAGAGCTGCACTTCTTAAAAGGTCCATAGGGGCCATGTTTGCTGAGATATCAAAAAATTCACCAGCAGATGTAACAGATGTTATAGTTGGCTCCATTAGCACACAAAAGTTCAGAAGCCTCTTGAAATCAGGAACATATGTTAAGACACCTGTGTCGATCAAAGAGGTCAAGGAAGCGTGGGCAAAGATATCTGAAGACATCACGATCAGGCCAACTGGACTGAAGCTAGACCCCAAGCTTGTGAATTACATGGAGCAGGGTCTTGTGAGTGGAGTGGTGATGACAAAAGAAGGAAGTGACAAGGTGATTGATAGCGTAATAGATCAGATGGACTGTTACATCGAGGAGTTTGAGAAGACCAAGTTTAAACATGAAGTTAACAAGGACATTGAAACGTCAGTGAAAATACTCTTTGGATGGCTGAATGAGGATTGTAAAGGAGCAATGTGTTCTGAATGTCTCAAAGAATTAGAGAAGAATTTGAAAGATATCTCCGAGCCACTTACCAAGCTGGAAGTGATGGCAAGGAAATTACAACTACCCTCTCATAAAGAGTGCTGTCATAAAAAACCAGTTGTCATGAAGCCAAACAGCAACATGCTCAGAAGGGTGCCTGCATTGGAGATTGTGAACCACTCTAATTCTGAAAGCTTCACGGATCTCGATAAGGACCTAACCATATTAGATCGTCTGACACGACAGCCATTGCCTGGTAAAACTGAAAGCCAGAAGAAAATCAAGCATAAGGTAGAGCTGCTTGTGAAGGAGATTATGATACAATCAGGAATCTCTTGTATTAAACTGCCAAGCGGACAAATAATAAGTAATACCTTGATTAGTAGAACAGGCAAGAAGTTTGAAAATGTGTCAGAGAAGCGGAAGGAACACATAACCAATCTCAAAAAGGAGTTGGCACCGAGGAAGCTAACACAGTACTCTGTAAAACTGCAAAAGCTCATCGCAGAAGCTTTAGAAAATATGGACAGCCAAAAGAACTCAAAGTGTGAAATACCCAGAGAGTGGCTAGACACTCTGGTCAGCGACCTTAAGCTACAGACAGAAGATGGAGACATCTTAAATGAGATAAGAAAGTCCTTCAAAAGGAAAGCTGAATTTGTTGTCAACAATGATAAGGTAGTAGTGCCAGGTTGGGAAAAGATAAGTGATTACTTATCCCTAAAGCTGGACAGAGTCCTGGCAGACAAAGAGAACTCAGTGTATGGTCTTGACTGCATGTTGTTCAAAGAGGTCTTTGCAGAAGCCAAGATAAGGCTTTATGAGACTCCTTATTACAGCTGCCTAGATACCCTAGCATGCTTAATCAAGTTCCTTCTGAAATTTTCTTGGTTCCAAGAGCTAGTGCTTCATGGGAAAATTTGTGAAACATTTATCAAATGCTGCACTGAGTTCACCAGGTCAGGAATCAAACTGACCAAAATCAAACACACTGATCTCAATTTTGCACTCAAGCTGCCGGCCAACAAGAAAGAGAACATGGTCTGTGCTGTGTATACTAACAACATGGAACTTGTCAAGGGCCCTTATATGCTGAATAGAAGACAGGCTGTCCTTGGCGCTGCATACCCTTATATACTCATAACTCTGTTCACACAGGTTCTCCAGCAACACAGATGTCTAGAAGGTGTTCTCGACACAGATGACGGCACCAAAGTAGAAGTCCTAAGTGCCACGGCTCGGCTGGCAGAGAGCTCTTTGAAGTCTCTCAAGCATGTTTATAATGGAGAGTTTGAGGCTGCTTATAGAGAACACGTGACGCTTTGCGAAGATGGTGGCAATTTCCTGAATAGAGGCACAAGAGACCATTTCATCAGAGTCTTCGCCGGGTTGACTATGACCTATGGAGTTTTAGCAGGTGACAGCCTACTATCAAATTCTCAGCCACAGAACAAACAACTGCAGACTTTAAGATATGGAATGCTATGTGGAATCAGTAGACTCTCTTCTCCCACTGAGCTGGGAAGGAAATTTTCTGCAAGCTGTAGGAGGGTGGAAGATCTGGTGATGAGACTGTATTTACAGCTTACTGTCTACTGTGCTGTGAGAGATGTCACCCAAAACTGTGAAGCTTGGAAAGCCAAAGACTTGTGCCCAGACATAACCATACCCTGTTTTACTGTCTTTGGTTTGATCGTGAATAGTGACAGGCAGTTGATTTTTGACATATACAATGTGCACATCTACAACAGAGAAATGGACAACTTTGATGAAGGCACGATAAAGGTGCTAGAAGAGACAGCTGAGAAGCATATGTCTTGGGAGATGGACCTTGCATTTTCTCACACAAAAGGTGAGAGAGGGCTTAGAGATGCCAGGGCCCTTCTAGGTGTCCCGAATGTTAAAAGAATGACATCAGAGGACACTTCACAAGAAGTCCTGGCTTTCTCTGAAGGTAGTGAGTACAGCTCTTCTAGTGTTGGATCATTGTCCAGAAGGTCAAGCATGTCTAGTAAAAGCAGACTGAGGTCAATGTTTGGAAGATACAGTGCTGAAAAGAAACCTTTTGAGCTAGAATCTGGACTTAAAGTCATTCGAGATCCTCTAAGAGATTATCACCAGGCTGTGACAGATGTGGCACAATATTCTGAATACTCTCCAAACATTGAGTCACTCAAAAAGGACTGCGTAAACATCATTAGGAGGAACCCCAGCCATACAATGGGCTCATTTGAAATGATTCAGGCGTGTACAGAGTTTGGACGTAGGAAATTCCCTCCTGATGTGATCGATGCTGCTAGGAGAAATCCTAAGAATTGGGTGAGTGTTTCAGAGGTAACTGAGACTACTAGCATTGTTTCTAATCCTAGGACAGCAGTTAACATAAAAGACTGCTTTAAGATACTTCTAGGCACAGAAACCAAGAAAGTTGTAAAGATGCTTAGAGGGAAACTGAAGAAGCTCGGCATCAACGATCCCACAGACAAGGAGAAGAAACAAGATTACACACACTTGTTAGAATCTGTAGAAGGTCTGACTCAGGCACAGAAAGACAGAATTGTCAAAGGGCTGACTGACCCAACAAAACTTGCAATGTATCACTGGGCAGATTTGGTAAAGAAGACGGTGGAAGAAGTTTTGATAACCCAGGATGGCAACTATACTTACTGCTGGCTCAAAACTCTCTCTAGAGACATTAAACCTAGTCTGAGAAAACACATCAAGCCTGTAAGAGAGGCAAACATTGAGATGAAAGAGGCTAGTCTTCAGATTTCAGAAGATTCCATCTTCACTAAGGAAGAGCTACTAGAACTAAACAAGATCAACTGTATTATAAGAGATCTTCCTGGTTCAAACGATCTCAAGCCTGACTTGACACTCTTAATGAGCTCTTGGTACAAGGCAGTATCGGGTGTAAAGAAAGGCGATGGCATCATCCAGAAGGGCATCTCATCCTTCTTGTCCTTACACAAAGAGCTTCAGGGCTTGTTTGTAGATTATAAAGAACTAGTGAGTCTCAAGGATGCACACCCATCGTTGAGCTTCACTAAAGAGGAAATTTGTGTGAGAGTTAGGGAAAGGAAATTCATAAGGAAGTACAACAAAGAAATTATGAATCTGGTGAACCTGATATTTTATATCAGTCTATGCGCACCTTGGTGTTTCTACTACAAGGTCTTTCAGTCTTATGTGGCAAGGCATCCTGAGCTTGTCAGTGTGGAGACCAGATTGCAAGAATCCAAGCATCTGCTGGAGAAGTTAGAATCAAGCAGCATAATGTGGATGCTCATTCAAGACGAGCTCAGCAGAAACAAGGCTGACTTTGTAGGCAACAGGGACACAGTGGGTGATGCAGTAAGGTACATGTGTGCAATGTACTCAGCTAATGGTGCCCCTCTCGCTGAATCGGTAGGACATGTAGGCACTTCAGACACCCAGTCTCCAGAGGAGAAAGTGTCAGCTGAATTGAGAAAGCTAGTTGCACTGGTAGGACTCCTAGACTCCAGAACCGAATTTGTGTGGACCATTCATCTCATAGCAAACAGCAATTTTGAGGTGGCTAAGAAGATAACTGGCAGGACCACAGGAGAGAGACTCCCCAGAAGCGTTAGAAGTAAAGTGATCTACGAGATGATTAAATTGGTTGGTGAGTCAGGTATGGCAATTTTACAGCAGTTAGCTTTCTCAAGCATCCTCAACACAGATCATAGATTCTTTGCGGTACTAGCACCCAAGGCACAGCTGGGAGGAAGTAGAGACTTGCTTGTACAAGAGGTGAGTACCAAGCTTATACATGCAACCACTGAAATGTTCAGCAGAGTTCTTTTGTCAAACACTAATGATGATGGTCTCACAAATCCACATCTTAAAGAGCAGATCCTGGGCACTGCTCTTGAGGCTATGCAGACAGAGAAGTTAACTCACGGTAGGAGAGCTAGCTCTGATTCCAACCTGATTAACTTCTACAGGCAGTTCTGCATATCCGGAGACAACACTAAATGGGGACCCATTCACTGCTGCTCATTATTTAGTGCTATGACACAGCAGCTCCTTAAAGATGTACCTGATTGGTCAAACTTCTACAAGCTCACATTTCTTAAGAATCTATGTAGACAAGTTGAAATTCCTGCTGCCAGCATTAAGAAAATTCTCAACACTTTAAGGTATAAGCTTTCAGGTAGTGTCAATATAGAGTCCTTAAATGAAAATGCACTTAGGCAACTGCTTCTTGACAACCTTCACTTATGGACAGACAATGATATTGTCCAGTTTATTATTAGAACGTATATCTCACAGGGTAGAATGGCGATGATGAGTTACAACCACATGGGACAAGGTATACACCATGCAACATCTTCTCTACTAACATCACTGATGAGTGTTGTATTTGAACACATTGTGACTGCATACTTCAAGAAGTATTACCCAAACTTAACTGTAAGTGTGACACACGCTGGGAGCTCAGATGATTATGCCAAAGTGATAACCTTGTCAGGACAAGTGTCTGAAGCCCAGTACAATCACTATGAAGACACTTACTGGCATCACGCATGCAAGGTAAAGAATTTCACAGCAGCTGTTGCTCGGCTATGCCAGATGAAAGATTCCAATAAGACAATGGTGAGTGACTGCTTCCTGGAATTCTACAGTGAGTTTATGATGGGCAATAGAACAACTCCTGCTGTGATCAAATTCATGTTTACAGGCCTCATAAACAGCTCTGTCACTTCCCCTGCTAGCATGGTGCAGGCATGCCAAGTCTCAGCACAGCAAGCAATGTACAATAGTGTGCCAATGCAAACAAATATAACCTTTTCTCTCCTCAGACAGCAGATGTTCTTTAATCATGCAGAGTTCTTCATCAGAGACTATGGGCTCATAACACTTGGATCTCTCTCCTCATTTGGCAGGCTGTTTGTGCCGAAATACAGCAACCTAGTCTCTTCATCCATAGCCTTGGAGGACAGTGAAGTGTTTTCTGTTTCAGCTGCAGAACTGGTAAGAAACTCAGTCAAAATTAACTACAGGTCAAAAACGACCTTGGAAGCTGAGAAAGAAGAAGCAGATATAGAAGGTGGTAGTGCAGAGAACTCAGGTCAAGAGTCGACAGGGACTTCTGAGTTGGAATCTTTAAGTTCTGGCTCCAGCTTTAGGTTTGAAACCAAGAAGGTTCTAAGCCAGACAGAGTCTGAGTACCTCAAGGTGCTTAGGGAACACTCCAAGCCCCTTGCCCTTAAAGATATCGAAGATGAGGTAAACTTAGTTTATGAAGACACTAAGGAGAAGGCTATGGACAGTAAGCGACTCCTACGAGACTCTGAACTAGTGAAGAGTTGTGAATGGCTTTATGAAATGAAGGATAAAAGTCTTCTAGAACTTAGTTGGAGAACAAGATGTTTCTTCAATTGCCTTATAGCTGGTTATTATAGATCCTTTGTTAGCGAAGGTATTGAAAAGCTCACTAAAGCTAGCATGAACAGAGACGAAAGTAGAGTGGTTGAGGATCCCATGAATCAGCTTGTGCCTGAAAAGCTCAGAAGAGAATATGAAAGGCTAGGCTTATCAAAGATGGAGGTCAGCGAGCTGATCCAGAAGCCGAGGGACACAGATTCCCTGGCGTCCCTTGTGGCAAACAGGCTTATCACACTGAATGTTTCCACAGAAGAGTATTCTGCAGAGGTTCAAAGGCTCAAACAAACTTTGACATCGAGGAATGTCATCCACGGCCTGGCTGGCGGCATCAAAGAGCTTTCTGTTCCTATTTATTCAATATTCATGAGATCGTACTTCTTTAAAGATAACGTCTTTATCGACCTCGATGACAAGTGGAACACTCAACATAGTAGAAATTATAGGGACAGTAGTGGAAAAGAGCTCACTGGTAAGACTGTCACAAAGTTTGGTAGGTGGGTAGATGAGTTTTTCTCCTGTCGCGCCACTGTAGATACCCAGAAGGAGACTAAGGACCCTAGTCTGTTTAATGAAAACATGAGAGTGGTGAATGTTCTCACAGGACAGATGAAAGAAAGAGAGTTAAGTTATGTTTTGTCTGACCTTAAAGTTATTGAGAAGGAATTTAGAGCACTAAGCCTTCAGTTCTCTGATGTAAATAGACAGAAGCTCAAGATTGTAGAGAGCAAACCACCAACTATGGAACTTGAAGCAAACAAGGCTGTCATCGTAAAGTCTAAGTTGTTTAGTGCAACCGATCAGGTAAAGCTCAACAACAACCCGGCAGTCGTGATGGGATATCTTCTAGATGAGACCTGCATTGTCAACACAAAGCCTTCTAAGTTAGATATGTCTAACTTACTTAAAGATAAATTCAAGATAACTCAGTTTTATCAGCCTCTGAACGAGCTAGTCATGAATGTCCTGAAGGAGTCGAAGGAGTTGGAAGCTGATAAACAGGCAGTTGACTTAGAGAAAGTTGACAAGTACTCTAGAGTTATGACGATGCTTAGTAGAATGATACATCAAGCTCGCCCGAGTATAGTTAGCTTTTACACCATTAAAGGATCGTCGGTTGACAATGAAACCACTATTGCCGAAATGGTGAGCTATGGAGTCAAGGAAGGGAGATACCTACAGCTGCCCGAGGCTGGCACTGACACCAGTTCGTTCAGTGTAAGATATTGGAAGATATTGCACTGCATTTCTGCGATAGCCTCACTGCCGCTTGTGGATAAAGAGAAGACAAATTTATTAGTTAGCTTCCTCAACTGGAAACCATCCAGAGACTCCATAGACAACAGCTGCGTGCTAAGTAGAACTGAACATTCACTCATGGATGAGTTCGACGGGCACATCCTGGTAAACATTCTAGCCTCTGAACTTGCAGGCATTAAGAGAGATAGGGACCGATCAGAACTGGCTGATCTAGTTTCTTACATCAACTCACCTGATGAGCTCCTAAAGTCTAAGCCTGTACTAGGGGTGACTTCCTCTTTCCGTACGTGGGGTGACACCAGCAAGACAGGTAAATTCGAATATAGCAGCTCTAGCGGAGAAGCACTAGGGCTCTTTGTCGGTGGAAAGCTTCATATACACTTATCTGATGAATCTGTCCCACTACTCAATGAAGTAGAGAAAGCAGTCTTGAGCTGGGTAGGACATAGGAGAAGAGGTGGAGTGAGCACTGAACAACAGCACGATTACTTCATTGACATGCTCCCTCTTTTAAAAGAGATTAGTAAGAAAGGAAATGACGGTTACATTGTGAGTGTAGAGAAGCCTCAGAATGGTAGGACAATTAGATTTGGAAGACCTAGGTCCACTAGCAGAGTGATGAAGATTAAAGACAAAATTCTGACCGTGCCCAAAGTAAAGGTAGTTGAGAAGGATGCTCTCAGCGAACCAAGGCTCAACTGGGGTTCCAACACTTTGAACATTGTGTATGACGAAGTGCACAATGAGACCTCATATCACGAACAGCTTCTTGAAGTTAAAAAACTCATTGACCAGGTGACAGGCTCATCTAGAGCTGTGCCTTCTAGTGTCTTCTCAGACACCAGGATCGTTCTGAGCAAGTTGAGATTTAGGCACGACATATCGCTTAACTCCCTAGCTCTACTACACATTTTCCTAAAACATGCACCTTCAGTAGCAGTGCTAGAGGCATCCAGAAAGAGCAGACTGCTAGAAGAGTTCCTTAAGAGAGGAGAGATCCAACAAAGGTCAAGACTTCAAGAACTAATAATGCTAGGCTCTCAGAGAGATGAAGCAAAGGAGAGGAAAGAGGCTCAAAGTTCAGAAGGCAAGCTGGTGCAGAAGCTCAGACAAAGCTCACTTATAGGATCAGGTACACAGTTAACAGGCCTTCTTAAAGAGTTGTGTGAAGAAAAGGTGCTCTGCAACAAGCTCGAAGAGGCATTCAATCAGAGTGGGTTGCCTGCTTGCAGCTGGTCAGCCGCACAAGATTATTTAGAAGACTTAGGTTTTCATTCTGTGTTGATACAGCTCGACAAGCCGAGAGTCACGGAGGAACCAATCTGGAGATTTGAACTTAGTGCAGAACTACCTAAATCATCATCAATAATGAATTTTAGGGCCTTAGCAGGCTACATAAGCTCTGATGCAATACCTCGGTTTTTGACTCCCTTCGTCATTGATGAGGATTTATTAATGTGCACAATTTCACAGTTTAGACTTGTTAGAAGCTCCATTGGGTACCTGAATTTGTCTGACATGGAGATAGACTTTTTGCTGTGCTCTATCTTGTATTGCTTCCAATCCGAGGACAATCGAAGAGGTTATCTAAGATTTAGTGCAGGCACCTTGTTTTCCTTAGTTAGAAACTACGAATTTCACCCGGACGACAGGACTGGATTTAGATACAGTACAGATGGTAGCGAGGTGTTTCTTGAGATCTCAATAGCAGTTTTGAGACCTGATGACGTCAAAGGGTCAAAGCAAGACATCAAGCTGACTGCCCAAAATAACGCCAAGAGGGTCTTTGCCAGTCTGATGGAAGAAAGTCTCAAACTGAAAGATCTTAAGAACATAGCAGCAAGGCACAATCAAGAAGTCATAAATGGTATCCAGTTTGTGTACATGATGTTTGACAACAGAGCATCACACTTGTTTCACTTTAATAGCTTTCTGAGGCTGCTCAACTCAGGCGATGACGACTATCGGAAGTACAACAAGATTATAGACTTGGTCCTCTTACTGATGGGGAAGATTGAAGCGTCTAAGGTTTGTGACACAAGCACCATCCCTGCACATGAAGGAACTAAAGAGGTGGAAGTACTAACCATGGAGGAGTTCTTTGACGATGATGATAGTGGAGAGGATTCAAAGTATGAAAAGCCTGTTGCACCAACTCCAAAGCCAAATGAAGCTTTTGACTTTGGTTTTGACGATTTAAGTGAC